ATATAAAACATTGCGAAATTTGTGGTAATGTTATGAATAGTAGGAAAGCTAGTCTTACTTGTTCACAACATTGCCGCTTTTTGTATAATAGAATTAAAGTTGAATGTTCATATTGTACAGTTGAGTTCTATTTAAGGCGTAGTGAAGTCGCTCAGAGATATAAACGAGGGTATAAAAATATCTATTGTTCTCGTTTGTGTTATAATCGAGGTAGGCGTGATGTTTAAATTTGACAGCTATGAATTTATGTGGTACACTTAGTCTAAATCGCCGCATTGGGGCAATAAAAAAGGAGGTAATCTTTAATGAAACGACTTTTTGTTATCTCTGCTGTCATTACAGTAGCACATTTTGCAGAAGATATGGCTTTAGTACTTATCGGCAGATATACGGAAGTCAATATATTATTTGTTCTTTCAGGAGTATTAATATCAGGTTTATTGTTAGGCGCAATTAGTAGACATCCAAAGGTAAGAAAATTTTTAGGGTAGGTAAAGAGGAGGAAAAATTTATGTCAGTAGTTAAAGCAACATTAGAAAGTATAACAGAGTATTTATATGATGTTTTAGAATGTCAAGAAGCACAAACCAAGGCTATTATCAATAAGTTTCTAGAAGATATTAAACTATTTGATAAGAAACAGCATGATTATGGCCCACATAATATAAGTAAGTTTGGTACTACTGGTGTTTTAGTACGCAGTAGTGATAAACTTGAAAGGCTAATCAACCTCTACAAAAGGAACGAGAAACCTGAAGTAGCTGAACCTATTACAGAAACTTGGCAAGACCTTTCAGTATATGGAGCAATTGCTAGAGTTTGTGAGGACGGCGAATGGTCAAGTTAGATGGAAATTAACGATGATTTAATTACACAGTGGGAACCTAAAATTAACAGATTATTAGCCAATACTTTTGTAACTGGAATGGATAAGGATGATATTGCACAAGAATTGCGTATAGCTATTATTAAAGCAGCTAAAGGATTTGATGAAGACCGTGGCGTGATCTTTCATACGTATTTACATACATCTATGGTTAATACAATACGAACCTTAATTTCTAGAGGTCGTAGAGAGCCAATAGATTTAAGTCTAGAAACCACTGTTACTGATGATGGACAGATTCCATCGTCTATACTAAAAGCATTAGAAGATCCAGTAAATACTTTTGAAGAGGTAGAATTCGAGGATTTATTATCGGGATTTGATTTAACTTCTATAGAACGAAAGTTTATTTTATTACGTCTTGAAGGTTTAACTATGGATGAAATTTCAGAAGATTTACAAACATCTTCATATAAATTACGTTCTACTCTTAGAGAGAAGTTAGGAGAAGTATTTGAGCAGTAGATTTTTCAGGGGTAGAAGAACAAGAAGAAGTGGAGAACTTTTAAGACAAGCTAATCTTAATTTGACAAAGAACGAAGAAAAGTATACACTTGTACATATTCAAGATGATACGTCAACAGTAACGAATTTAGGAGTGTATACATCGTTTAAGGAAGCACAGGAAGTCTTACAGAAAAGCGTAGTAGAAGCAGGTGTATTACACATATTTACAGAGACTAGTAGAGTTTTATATTCTGAGAGAAGGGAGGGATAGATGCAAAGTAGTGATTTTATAGAATCTGGAATTGTTTTTAACTTAAATACACGAGCATCTCTAGGAAAGTTTAAGTATTATAGGTCTGATTTTCAAAAACATGGAGATGCTTATAAGTTTATAGTAGATTATTTCGATACTTATGGGGAGTTTCCATCTGTAGAAACAGTATGTGAGAACTATCCAACACTTGATCCATCAGCACAAAGCCTTAATTTAGATTATGCATTAGATGCATTTCAAAAACAGGTCTTATTTAGGCAGATAGTAGGGACATTTCAGTCAAATAAAGAATTAATTAGTACAGAACCTAAACAAGCACTATCTAAAATAATGGCTGCTTTGGGAGATGTTGAATTAGTCTATGATGATGATGTGGTTGAGTATAGTACAAAGGCTGATAAGCGATTAGAGTCATGGAAAGAGCGTAAAAAGCGACGTAAATTTGGTGGTGGATTACTTGGAGTACCTACATCATTCCCATCTCTTAACTCTACAGGTGTTGGATGGATGCCCGGAGAGCTTATTTCGCTATATGCAAGACCTACAGTAGGTAAAACATGGTTATGTGTTCATGCAGCTGCTACAGCAGTGTTGAATGGCTTCAGAACCTTGTTAGTTTCTACAGAAATGCCTGTAGAAGCCATTAGTTTAAGAACAGATGTAGTCTTAGCTAATATGATGGGATACGATTTATCACATAGAGCTTTGAGAAACGGTGATGAAATGGATGAAGAGGAGTATAAAGTCTTTCTTCAAGCTGTAGAAGAACAACAATTACTAGTTTGTGACCATATAGAGGGTGCTTCTAGCATAACAATTGATAGTATTGCTAGTCTTATTAGGAAACATTCACCTGATTTCGTGGTTTTAGATGGTATTTATCTTGTAAGTACTGGAATTAACATGAAAAAAGCTATGTGGGAACAGTCTCATGCAGTATTTTACGGTATGAAGAACCTGTGTTTGTCCACAAATACGCCTATTTTCGTATCTACTCAGGCTACTAGAGATGCTGCTGCTAATATGTATGCTCCTCCTAGACCTGATCAGGTAGCTTTTGGAGATGCATTGATTAGAGCGTCTGATGTAGCGATGGCAATGGCGATGGTAGAAGGGGAGGATCAAAAAAGATTAGTCCAATATCAGAAATATAGAGATGGTCAGTTACATTTAGATGCTACTATGTTAACATGGGATGTAAATAAGGGAAATATTAAAGAAATTCCTTATGAAGATCAAAAATTTTAAAGGAGGTGAGTGAATATGTTTAATTGGCTGTTTAAGAAGACGGCAGAGAAGGCGAATAGTACAGTTGTAAAAACTCTTACGAGTAAAGGTTCAACTAAAACGGCTGTTCCTATTACGATTGGAGATATAAAGAGCGGAATTGCCATAGATGCATATGGTTATAAGAATGAAGTCGTTCTATTTCTTCGTAAAAACAAAAAGGATAGGTAGAAATGGATTGGACACAACTATTACTTGAGGCAGGGTTTGATGTACCATTAGAAAACCCTCAATTTATAATAAAATGTCCCTTTCACGATGATGTTCATGCCTCATGCTCCATAAATGTCGATAAAGGCATGTGGATTTGTTTTAGAGGGTGTGGACAAGGGAGTTTAAGGTCATTTATACAGAAGTTTTTTGGGTTTGATAACCTTGCTTTAAGTAAATACCTAAATGACCGTGAATTTTCCTTTGATATAAATATGTTTGATGAGGAATTGTCACTGGAAACAGGAGATTTACCTGAAGTAGAGTTTCCTTTTACAAATGGGTATGTCCCAGAGTGGATTTTCGCTAGGGGCTTTACTAAGAAAGCCTTAAAACGGTGGGATTGTGGTGTAGATAGTGATAATAACCTAATTATACCTATTAAAGACAGAGAATCTAGGTTAGTGGGGTGGGTTACTCGTCAATATGATAGAGAACCCAAGTATTTATACTCAAAAGGACTGAAAAAATCTAAGGTCTTGTTCGGAGAATTCAATATTGAGCCTTGTTCGTTCATTTGTGTAACTGAAGGAACACTAGATGCTATCTGGTTGGATCAATATGGTTATAGTTCTGTAGCCATTCTAGGGGCAAATATGTCTACTAGTCAACAAGAGGCGGTTTTAAAGCTACCAACAGATGAATTGGTATTGTGTTTAGATAACGATGATGCAGGGAAGATAGGAACGGATAGAATCATGAGTTGCATTTCTAAACGATTTGTGGTAAGCTATATACAACTACCAAATGAGTATAAAGATGTACAAGACATTCGAGATGAAACAGTATTAAATAAAATAATTAACGAAAGAACTTTTTGGTAAGAAGAGAAGGAGGAAAAATGAGTGGTATAAATAGAATAGCAACAAAGAGAGAACAAATTAGGAATCCAGTATCAGATCGTCCAATAAATAAAGAGGTGTGGTTTAAGGATGGAGATCAAGCTTTTATATCACCTGTGGCAACAGGAGATGAGAATGATACTAAGCTTGATGAAATTTACATGTATACTTTTAGGAATTCTGAGTCTAGATGGACTAATCGTCTTATTGATGATTCAGTAGATAATAGTGATGTTCCTTCAAATATGCGACCTTCTCATAAGTTTGCTTTTTGGGCATACATTCATGAGATAGTTCATCCAGAGAAAAGGAATGATACATGGGAAGAAGTAGCCGGTCCCGGTGGTCGTAAAGTCTTTAAAGAGACTGTCGAAGATTTTCGTATCATAGCATTAACTTTTGGTAGGAGTGATTACATATGGAATCAGTTAGTTGATATCTACAATGATTGGGGTGGTTTGAATAAAGGAGTAATGAGAGTGAAACGCACTGGAACAGGTATGTATGACACTTCCTATACTCTAGCAGCAACTGCGAGAAATGTAGAGATACCAGATGAACGAATAGAGGAAATTGATAAGCTCCCACCTGTACGAGCATATTTTCTTGAAAGGTATGGAAATGCTCCATCGGTAAATGGAACTGGAGCAGTATCTCTAGATGATGAAGAGAAGTCTAGTGATAACTTATTCTAGACTTGATACAGATACTTACTTTTCACAGATATCTATTCTAGTAGGTGAACGTAGTACTTGCAGAAGACGTAAGGTGGGATGTGTACTAGTAGATACTAAGAACCATATTGTCGCTACTGGTTATAATGGAGTCCCATCGGGATTTACACATTGTCTAGATCAGCCCTGTGAAGGAGCTTCTGCTCCTTCTGGGGTTGACTTAGATAAGTGTCTAGCAGTACATGCTGAAGTTAATGCCTTTTTACAACTAACTTCCGAAGATAAGTTAACGGCATATTTACCAGCAACTCCATGTTTTTCTTGTGCTAAGATGATCTGTAATAGCAATGTTGTTAGGATAGTGGCTCAGGAGTGGTATCCCCACCCTACTGTTAAAGAGATGTTTAAAAAAGCTAATATAGAATTAGTTGTAAGGAATGAGGATAATGTTAGTTAATATAGAAAATTATGATACTGTTAAAAATAACTTAAAACTTTTCAATAGGTTAGTAGTTGATGTTGAAACAAATGGTTTAAATCCATTTACTAAAAATCAAATATGCGGTATTGGCTTAGGAACTCTAGAAGGAGACACTTACTACTTTCCGTTTTTACATCAACAGGGAGGAAATCTCTCACAAACATATAAGAACGATCTTATAGAGTTTCTTAATACTATTGATACATTAATTGGTTATAACATTAAGTTTGATTTACACTTCTTAGCTAGAGAAGGGTTAATAATAAAAGATCAAGACTTAGTAGATGTTATTGTTATGGTTAGACTTACAGAACCATCTGAAGAAAATGATCTTTCTTTAACAAAAACTATAATTCGTAGCTACGGTACTGAAGCAGCACAATATGATCTAGAGACAAAGAAGTATCTAAAAACTAATAAATGGCATAAAGATTTTTCTGAAGCTCCAGTAGAAATACTAGGGCCATATTGTGAACAAGATGTAAAATGGACAGCTACGCTTTATCGAGATAGGTTAGAGCAAATACGTCATACTAAGCAGGAGCAAGTCTTTAAATTAGAATGCGAGTTAACTAAAGTTCTTTATAATATGGAACATAGAGGTATTTCTATTGATCTTAAATATGCTCATATGGCAGCTACAAAGATTAAAGAGAGACAGGAGCAGTTAACGCAGCAGATATTCGTTACAGTAGGAGACTTTAATATAAATAGTCCTCAACAAGTTAGCGAAGTGATGAATAATAATGGAATATTTTCACCTGTACAGACTCCGAAAGGGGCACAGTCGTGGAATGAAGCGGCTTTAGTACAAATTAATAATCCATTAGCTGGTCTTATTCGACAATATAGAGCATTAGGAAAGTTGTTTTCTACGTATCTAGAACCTTATTTAGAGAGTGCTGTACAACATACATCTTTTTGTAATTGGGGAACATTAACTGGACGGTTATCGTCTCGTGAACCCAATTTACAAAATATCCCTAGGAATCATTTTAAGTTGACAAATATGGATTTAGATGATGAAGAACGAGAAATCGTTAGGGGAAGGGTAAATGCTTTAATAGCTTCTAAAGGTGGATTAACTAACCTAGATTTGGATGATGAAGTTATAGATACATGGAGTTTTATTGGGGATGAATCCTTTGATGAAGAAAATGAGTCTCAAATAGCTATAAGAAGACTCTTTATTCCTAGGAAAGATTATGCTTTAATTGCTTTTGATTATTCACAAATGGAAGTACGAGTCTTTCTAAGCTATTTTCAGAATGATGAAATTAAACAATTACTGGCTAGATCAGATATAGATTTTCATGGTGAGGCTGCTAAACTAGCTTTTAATGTAGAAGCGAATGATAAGGAATTTAAGTTTTATAGACAAATGGCTAAAGCTATAACTTTTGGTACTATCTATGGTATTGGAAGTAATAAATTAGCTCTTCAATTAGGAACATCAGCAAAACAAGCCTTAGCTTATAAGCGTAAATACTTTGCAGGTTTAAAAGGTTCTAAAGAATTCTTTGATAGTGTAGTGCAAGCAGTTACAGTTCGTGGATGGATTAAGAATAGATATGGTAGAGTTTATAAAATTCCTACAAATTTAGGTTATAAAGGAGTAAATTATCTAGTTCAAGGAACTTCTGCCGATATTTTAAACGAAAGAATCATTGAAATCTATAAATATTTGCAGGATAAGAAAAGTAATATTCTTTTACAAGTTCATGATGAAATAATTTGTGAAATACACAAAGATGAATTAGAGACCATTCCTTATGAGATTAAAAAACTTATGGAAATTAATAGTTTAAACATTCCTTTATATGCTGACATGGAAGTATGTACTCCATCTTGGGCAACGAAACAAGAGTTCAGTGTTAGTTTGACAGAAAAGCCTAAAGATGATATCATGGACTATATAGATTGGTAAAGCTATAAAAGAAAAGGAGGAATATATGTCAAAAGTAAGTGTACATTTAGGATTTACGTTTAGGGTTGGTGATTTATCTACTAATCAATATGGACGTATGGATTTATCGGTAGATCAAATTGATACTGAGTTACCTATAGATAAGCAATTAGAAGAATCAAAACAAGCAGCAGAACAGGTATGGGAGTTTGTTAAAGGAAAAATTGATTCCCAGATTGATGAGGTGTTAGATGAGTCAGAATAACTTAGAAACTGCTAGAATGACTGTTTTAGAGGCTGTATTAGCTGAACGAGAACGACAAGATAGCTTATGGGGGGATCAATTCAAGCATTCTGATCCATGGTGGAACGTTATTGCTTCTGAAGAAAATGGAGAAGTGGCTAGAGCAGTTTATGAACAGAATGTTCCTCAAACTTATTTAGAAATTATTCAGGCTTGTGCAGTATATTTTGCATGGGCTGAGGCAATTTTAAGGAGGATTGAATGAAGAATTCTGCAGAAGAAGTTATTCAGGATTTGTTAAAAAGTACAAAGTTAAATTTTCATAGAGGGTCTGATGATTCATTTTTGTACAGTAGAATTCCTTTTGGTATACCTTCTTTAGATAAACTTACAGGTGGAGGAATACCTAAGAAACGAATGACAATTTTATATGGCCCCACAAATGTTGGAAAGTCTTATTTAGCATCTCAAATTGTTGTTAATGCTCAGAAGGCTGGAGGAACGGCTGCATGGATAGATACAGAACTATCATGGGATAGTAGTTGGTATGCTAAGTGTGGTGTGGATGTTAAGAATACGCTCGTATCACAGCCAGTAAATGGGGAAGAGGCTATGGATATGGTTAGAGAGTTAATGCAGGTAGGTGTTGATGTAATTGTATTAGACAGTATTGCTGGATTAGTGCCTACTACGGTTGTTGAAGAGGAGTTTTCGTACAATCCTATGGCATGGCAAGCACGATTTGTAAATTCTGTCTTACCTAAACTCCTGCCTAATTTGAAAAAAGGATCAGCATTTGTAGCCATTAATCAGGTTAGGAGTAGTATAGGCCCGGTAGCTTTAGATAATATGCCGGGAGGTTTAGCACAATCATTTTTTGCACACTTTCTATTACAAGTTCGTAGAAAAGGGTGGATTGAAAATAAAGATAAAGCTAAGGTAGGCTTTGATATGGAGATAAGATTAAGAAAAACTAAGGTTGGGGGAGAAAATTGGGATTCTGCCGTTGTTCCTTTTAGAGTTGAAGGTGGGATAGATATTTTAGAAAGTTTTATTAGAGAAGGAATTAATAAGAAGATAATATCGCAAGCTGGCCCATGGTATAGTTATAATGGAGAGAAGGTTATGGGTTTGAATGGGATTAAAGCCTTGTTTACAGATACCGAAGAACTTTTTAATAAATTGAAGGAGGACGTAGCAGTATGAGTGCGGATAACTATATATTAATTAGAAAAGAAAAACACATGTGGACAGGCTATATAGAAATAGCATCAGTTGAAGAGCCTTGTTATGATGTACGTGCATTTAAGGTTGAGAATATTGAGGATGCTATAGTAAAAGCTCAGAATATTGATACAGAATATGGATATAGATTTGAGGGAATAGGGGAGGATGCTGCTTAGTATGATGTTTAAGCCTAGAGATTATACAGCACAAGAAAATATTATTGCTGAATGTTTATCTGAGTTTGGGATACGCTATGAACAACAGTGTGCATTTGATCCTTATACCGTTGATTTTTTGATTGCTGATATTAGAATGGTTATTGAAGCTGATGGTGTATATGGACATTTACGTAAACGAGATATTAAAAGAGATGCGTATTTAGTAACTAGATATGATATAGAGTATATATTACATATTAAAGAAACTAATAAAGAGGAGATTAAAAAGATATTATGGCAGGGATTAAACAAATTACCAAAAGAGCAACCAAACCAGCCAAAGCTAAAGCTCCAAGAAAACCTAGGGTAAAGAATCAGGATACATGGTTGCTTAAACACTTAGAAAGTAATTTACAGTATACTAAGAAGTGGACAGTTAGTGATGTGTTTTATCCTTCTATGTTAGGTAATCCATGTGATCGGTATTTATATTTAGCATACAATGGAAAGCTAGTAGATCAAGTTATTGGAGCAAAGACAGCTAGGATTTTTGATCATGGTGGATCACTAGAAGTTAGAATGAAAAAATATTTTGAGCGAACAGGACTCTTTCTTGCTGCAGAACAGCCAGTTAAATTAAATAATCCCCCTATTTCAGGACGATACGACTTTTTATTAAAACATGAGGAGTATGGGAGAGTATTATTAGAGTTAAAATCTATTAATGATAAAGGTTTTAAAGCATTGATTGATATTCCTAAACCTGAACATCTTGTACAAGTACAGATTTATTTAAATTTGGCAGGTATAGAAAATGGTGTGGTATTATATGAGAACAAAAATGATCAGGTATTAAAAGCATTCAAAGTACTGAAGAATGTAGATACGTGGAATGCTATTTTAGAACGATGTCTACGTATACAATCTATGGTTCCTTTAAATATGCCTACACATTGTACTGGAGAATTTTACTGTGGGTGTAGGGAGGTGAAATAATGGAAAGAAGAGAGACTCAATGGACACCTATGAAAGCATTAGGTAGGGCACAAAGACAAATAGATGATTTAACCGTTCCTCCTTTAGGTAAGGAGGTTACCAGAGATTATCAATTGGATTTCACTAATCTTATGAATGAAGACAATCGTAAATTAGAGGAATATTTAACTGCATATGGAGGATATAAAGCTTATTTAGAAACTCAACTAGCTGATATATCTGCAAAGAAGAATGCGGTAGAAGCAGCTTTTGATGAAGGATATGCGACAGCAATTTTTCGTTTGGCTGAAGAACGAGAAGAGGAGGGTAAGAAGAAGCTAACTCGTGAAGAGGTACGAGGTGCTGCTATGTCGAAATACGACCAGCTTAAAGAACTTAGACGAGAAGTAATTGAACAAGAAATTGTTCATACTAGAGTATCTGGATTACTTAGTGCCTATAAAGCAGCCTATGATGCCGTTTCAAGAGTAGTAACTTTGAGAACATATGGAAATGACAACAGTAAACATGTATAGTGTTATAGATGATCCTATGGTGTTATACATGGGTTTAGACTGTT